CATGGGAGGCGATTGGTACGCAGAGGAGAACCTTCGGGCCTCATGTAGCCGATGCAACAACGGACGCAACGCTAAGCACCGCACAACGGCCTCTAGAGCATGGTAGAACGCATTATGGACCCATTTTTTCCCATAGGCCTCTGTTTCCACCCCGACGAAGACCATGGAGTTATATTCGATGACATCTGAGAAGAAACCGACCAAGCCCAGAGCTTCTCGGCCGAAGCCGGTCGAATCCGCCGAAATCGTTATATTCTCCACGGACGGTCCGAACCGTTCAGCCATTGAAAAGACCATCGAAGCACTCCGGAGTGAAGACCGGTTGGCAGATGTCGACGCGGCCAGGCTCCAAATAGTTCGCGGCCTTGCTTCGGCAGTCGACGCACAACCCGACAATCCGGTCATCTGGCGCGAGTACCGCGCAGCCGAGCAAGCTCTACGAAAGGAAACCGAAGCACATGGCGACCCGTTCGACAAGCTCATCGCTGAAATCTCAGCCGAGATGGGCAACCAAAAGAAACAAAAAACGACAAACTCGAGGACATGAGGTTCAGGCAATAGCCAAGCGTCTCGGGACTCCGCTCATGCCGTGGCAAGTCGCCATCGCTGACATCGCCCTCGAGATGGAACTGGATGAGAACACCGGACTCATGGTTCCGGCATATCGAGAGATAAATGTCCTTGTACCGCGCCAATGCGGCAAGACGACTCTCATGTTGTCGATGGAGCTACATCGCGCCCTCCTATGGGGTAAACCACAGACAATCGGCTACACCGCTCAAACTGGATGGGACGCCAGACGGAAGCTCATCGACGACCAAGTACCGGCGATAGAGATGTCTCCGCTCAATGCGACCGTGAAACGCGTCTATCGAGGCGCAGGGATGGAAGCCATCCACTTCAAGAACGGCTCGAGGATAGATGTCATGCCTTCAACGCCATCCGCAGGACACGGTCGCGTCATTGACCAAGGCATTATCGACGAAGCGTTCTCCGATGAAGACGACCGGCGAGAGGCCGCAATGCTCCCCGCCATGGCAACCAAGCGCGACGCACAGCTCATCGTCATCTCAACCGCCGGCACCCAAGCCTCGCTCTATCTCAAGCGCAAAGTCGAACAAGGCCGAGTCATGGTAGACGCAGGCATGGAAACAGGCGTCGCCTACTTCGAATACTCAGCAGACAACGACGACGACATTGACGACCCGCGCACCTGGCGCAAAACAATCCCCGCCCTCGGCTACACAATCGACGAACGCGTCGTCTCCCACGCCCGCTCAACAATGACCGAAGGAGAGTTCCGTCGTGCCTACCTCTGCCAATGGACCGTCCTCGACGACGCAGCCATCCCCGCAAAATATGTCCAGCGCGTACTCGACGCCACAACCGCACCATCCGGACGCCTCTCATTTGGGATAGATGTCGCCATGGACCGCTCCTGGGCTTCGATATGTGTCGCCGACGAAACTGGACGCGTCGAACTCATTGAACATCGCGAGTCCGTCTCTTGGGTAGTTGACAAAGCCCTATCCCTATGGCGGAAGCACAAAGGCGCAATCGTTGTCGATGGCTACTCACCCGCCAACTCACTCGTCGACCGGTTAGAAGCCGGAGGCCTACCCGTCACCCGCTACACACTCCGAGACATGACTTCGGCTTGTGGCGTGTTCTACGACGCAGTCCTCGACGACGCCATCCGCATCAGACCTCACGCATCCCTCGAGGCCGCCATCGAATCAGCCAAGCGGAAACAGATGGCCTCCGGATGGTTATGGTCCCGCACAGTCGAATCCGCAGACCTAACACCACTATTCGCAGCCACCCTCGCCTACCATCATTCAACTAACCGCAGACCACCAGAACAATCAAGGAGCCGCATCTTCTAATGAAGCAACACCTACCCACTATCCTCCAGTCCATCGGGACTATCATTGTGGCAATGAGTATCTCTCTAGTATCCGTACCACTCGGCCTCGGCTTCGCAGGCGTCGCACTTGTGGCCTTCGGTATTGCCGCCGAAAGGAGCTAACAATGCTCAACCGTCTCCTAAAGAAACAAACCGAAAACCGCGGCGCGTATGTCGACAGCACCGGTCGAATCTCACGAACAGTCCTAGACAACTACGCCGGCGTCGCAGTAGACACCGAAACCACACTCTCCGTCCCCGCCATCTGGCGAGCTACGACAATGATTGCGGACTCAATCGGAGTCCTCCCACTCCACGCCTACCGAAACGACCAACAGCTTGAACCAACACCACGCCTCCTCGAGCGTCCATACCCACTCGAAACACGCGTCGAAACCATCTCAGCAATGGTCGCAGCTCTCATCCTCCACGGAAACTATGTAGCCATCCTCGGAGAGCCTGGACTGTCCGGCTATCCGGAATCCATCTATCCCGTCTCCCCAGAACGCGTCAGCATCTACAAACAAGACGGCCAAAAAATCTTCCGCATCGACGAGCGTGACTACTCATCATCCGAAATCTTCCACATCAAAGGATTCTCAATGCCAGGCGACATCGCCGGAATCGGCATCATCGCAGCTCAACGCCAAGGCATCGGCGCAGCAGTCGCCGTCATGGAATACGCCGCCCGATACTTCGACGGAGGCACCATGCCCTCCTATGTCATCAAATCTGACAACCCCGACCTCACAGAAGACGAAGCGGACCTCCTAAAATTGAAATGGATGGAGCACTACTCCGGACGCTCGCGTCGTCCAGCTGTAATGAACGCCTCAACCACAGTCGAACCACTCACGGCCAACGCATCGGACTCGCAGCTTGTCGAAGCCCGCAATCAGGCAATCTCAGACTCGGCCAACATTGTCGGCGTCCCTGGCAACTTCATCGGAGCTCCGAACACATCTCGGACCTACACCAACACCGAACTCCAAGGCCTTGAATACATCCGGACAAGCCTCGCTCCGCTCACCGCACGAATCGAAGCCACCTTCACGGATTACATCCCCCGCGGCCAAGTCGCACTATTCAACTTCGACAGTCTTCTCCGCGCTGACACGCTTACCCGCTACCAAGCGCACAAAGTAGCTCTCGAATCTGGATTCCTCACCATTGACGAAGTCAGAGAATTAGAAAACCGCTCACCACTCGGAACACCACCCGAAATCAACACCCAAAACCCAACGGAGGTCATCCTATGACAATCGAAACTCGCGCCTACGAAACAGACTTGGAAATCCGCTCCACCGGAGACGGCCGGACAATCTGTGGAATCTGTGTTCCCTACAATGTTGAGCAACGCATCAACACAACACTCACCGAAGTATTCAGAGCCGGAGCCTTCTCAAGAGTCATTCCGAACGCACACCGCGTCAAACTCCTCGTCGGACACGACGCCCAGGCTCTACCAATCGGCCGCGCCACACTCCTCCGCGAAGACACCAATGGCCTCTACGGCGAGTTCCGTGTCTCCAAAGGCTCACGCGCAGACGACATCCTCGAGCTCGTAAGGGACGGCGCACTATCCGAACTTAGTATCGGTTTTCAGCCCTTGAAAGACAACCGCCGAAAAGATGGCGTCGTTGAGCGCATCGCAGCACACCTCGCCGAAGTTTCATTGGTCACATTCGGCGCATACGGCCACCAAGCTCAAGTCGTAGGCGTCCGCGACCAATCAACAACACCAAACCTCGACACAGTCGAAGAACTACTCAAAGGAATCCGCAGATGAAAGCATCACAAACAGCCCTCTCAAGCACCGCAACAAAAATCGTCGCAGCTGAACCCCTAACCCGTCAAGTGTGCGTCCATGTCCTAACGGCCGTCACTTACTACATCGGCGGAGACAACACCGTCACCACATCTAACGGATTCAAGCTTGACAACGCCGCCGGACCTTACACATTGACCGTCCCGCAAAACGAAGAACTATGGGCCATCGTTGCCAGCGGGACACCAACAATCTCCGTCCTTGTCCAAGGCGACTAAATGCCCTGGCACATCGAAGCCGATAGTCAGTTCTGTAATGGCTTCGCAGTAGTCAAAGACGAAGACGGCGAGCTCGAAGGATGCCACAAAACCGAACAGCAAGCCAAAGACCAACTCGCCGCGCTCTACATCTCCGAAGAAGAAGACTCAGAGGCCGAGGATGAAATGCGAAAAGGCACCGGACCCGCAGCCATCATCGTCGACATCGACGGCACACTCCAGCTCCCCTCCGGCATCAACAACCAACTCATCCAATATCTGAACGCTCGAGACGAAATCAAAATCGTCGTAACCGCCCGTAACGAAACCCAACGCGAATCGACAACCAAGTTTCTCGACGCTATCGACCTCGACTATCGCGGACTCCGCATGAGCTCCGGAGGCGATGTCAACACATACAAAGAAGGCGTCGCCAAAAGCCTTATGGAAAACCACGACATCGTCTTAGCAGTTGACAACAATCCAGCAACCCGCAAAACCTACGAAGACTTGGGCATCCCAACCATGGCCCCAACATCCCGCAGAGACGAAGCGCAAGCAATACTCGCGCAGCTCCGCACCGTTGACTAGAATACGAACATCCGGCACCCCACCGAACCGAACAGAGCAACCCGCACCGCGGCAACCTCATCGGACGCTCAGGTAGGCACCCCGTCCCCATAATCCACGACCAAAGGACTACCTCCGTGAATCAGTTTCTATCCAACCTCCAAGAGAATCGTCAGTCAAAGACAAGCCTCATCGACGCAACGCTCACACGCGCAGCCGATGAAACCCGCGACATCACCGAAATCGAATTGGCAAACATCCAGGCTCTCAAGCTTGAAATCGAAAAACTCGACGAGCGCATTGAGCAAATCTCAGACCTCGAAATCCGCAAGGCTAAAGCAGCAGAACTCGCAGCCTCAGTCGACGGCTCAGTAGTTGAGCACCGCTCAGCAGCTCCAGCACGAGTCATCTCAGAAGAAGCCACATACCACGAGCGCAGCGGAAACGACTTCCTCGCAGACGCAATCGCCGCCGAGTTCGGTGGCTCATACGAAGCCCGTGAGCGCATCACCCGCTACCAGCGCGAAACCATGGAAAAGCGTGACTCAGGTACCAGCAACTTCGCCGGCCTTGTAGTTCCGCAATACCTCGTCTCGAGCTTCGCTCAGCTTCGCCGCGCAGGACGCCCAACATTGGACATCTCAACCAATCAGGCACTTCCAGCAGCCGGAATGACACTCAACATCGGTCGTCTCACGACTGGCGTGACTTCGTATGTCCAGGCATCGGAAAACTCAGCTCCAACAGAGTCCTCACCAGACGACACTCTGCTCACAGTCAATGTGAACACAGTCGCCTCAATGTTCGACCTCTCAAAGCAAGCAATCCTCCGCGGAACAGGCGTAGAAACCCAACTCCTCGGCGACGCAGTCCGCTCATACCAGACAAAAGTCGACGCCTTGGCATTGAACGGCTCCGGCTCATCTGGCGAACACCGCGGAATCCTGAACACCTCAGGAATCAACGCAACGACCTACACAGACGCAAGCCCAACATGGGCCGAATTCTTCCCTAAGCTCGTCGCAGCAATCACCAACATCTCGACAAACTTCTACGGCGGCGCGACTCACATCGTGGCGCATCCGTCGATTATCGGTTGTTGGCTCCGCGCCTTGGACACCACAAACCGTCCACAGTTCGGCAACACAGCAGGAAACCCAATGAACGCAGCGGCCACCTTCGACCGTCCAGCGTATGACATGGGTGGACTCCAGATTCTCGGCTTGCCAGTAATCGCAGATGCGAATATGCCAACGAACCTCGGAACAGGAACAGACGAATCAGCAGTCATCGTCGGCGACTTCTCCGAGTCGTACATCTGGGAAGACAACGGCGGCTCGCCTCTGTATGTTCGTTTCGAGCAGCCAGACGGCAACATTGCAATCCGGACAGTCGTGTTCGGCTTCTCTGCCTACACCGCCGGCAAGTACCCGACAGCCTTCTCGGCTATCACCGGTACAGGCCTCATCGCCGCCAACTGGGCATAAATAATCCCCCTCGGAACTCGGTCGCGCACATCGACCGAGCTCTAGGATTACAACCATGAACAAAGAGACTCTCATTCGCGCACTCGAAACAGAGCTAACCGGATACATCCGTCGAGGCTTGAACGAACGCGCCAACCTCGTCCGCCAAGAGCTCATCCGGCTCGGACGCCCGATGGACACACCGTCCGCCGTGGATGTGCCGTCCGAGTCGGATAGCACCCCCACAACACCCCCCACACGCGTCAGGAAGGCTCCAGAGCCTCCAAAGCCTGAACCGAAGGCAAAGGCACCCGAGAAGAAAAGAAAGCCCTAATGGCAATCACTAACGGCTACATCACTCTCGCCAATCTCAAGACCTACCTCAAAATCGACGACTCAGTCGAAGACACCCTCCTCGAGTCCATCATTGAATCCGCCTCCAGGAGCATCGACCGCATCGCCAACCGCCGTTTCTATCTCGACGCAACCGCCACCGCCCGCACCTATCGCCCCGTCGGAAATATGCGCGTCATCGTGGACGACTTCGGAACCACCACCGGACTCATCCTCAAAACGGACCCCGACTCGACTGGCACCTACCAGACGACAATGACCCTCAACACGGACTACATCGTCGAGCCAACCACCGCACTCGCCAAAGGCCGCCCACTCAATTACCTCACCATCGTCGGCGGCACCGCGCTATCTCTCCCCGTGAACTACCGTCCACAAGTAGAAGTCACCGCAAAATGGGGATGGCCGTCAGTCCCTGACGACATCGAGCAGGCCACCTACATCCTTTCCGCTGACCTATACAAGCGCAAAGACTCAATCGGTGGCGTCCTGGGACTTTCAGAACTAGGCGCAATACGAATGTCACCACTCGGCCGCGACATCGCAGCAATGGTCCGCGCATACCGTCGCGAGTTCTTTGCGTGAACCCGACCTCCGTCCGCCAAGGGCTCACAACAGCCCTCGATACCATTACCGGCCTCCGGTGCTTCGACTATGTGCCAGACTCGCTCGCTCCTCCAGCTGCCGTCGTTGAACCACTAGAAATCACCTACGGAATGTCAATGACAACATCCGGAATCGACTACTACAAAGGCTTCATCCTCATCATCGTCGGCCGAATGTCAGACCGCTCATCACAAGACCGCCTCGACGCCTACCTAGCATCCACCGGAGCCTCCAGCGTCGTCGCAGCAATCGAATCGGACCGCACACTCGGCGGCGCGTGTTCCACTTGCCAAGTCACCGAAGCTCTACCCCGCTCGGTAGTAGTATCAGGCGTAGAAATGACCGCCTACCGATTCGAGGTCGACATATATGGCTAGCTACAAAATCATCTCAGAAAACTCCACACTCGGAGCTCCTGGAACCGTCATCACAGACGAAGACATCATCGCCGCACCGGCAGACATCGACCTTCTCGTCGAATCTGGCATCGTCGAACCCGTAACAAAACCCACAACCAAAGAAAAGGACTAAGCCATGGCCGTCTTCGTATTCACCGACGCATTTCTAACCGTCAACACAGTCAACCTCTCAGCGTATGTCACGAGTATCTCAGTCAACTATGAAAAGGATTCCGTCGAAGTAACCGCAATGGGAGCTACTGGCCATGTAATGACCGGAGGCCTCCAAAACCTTTCCGTCACCGTTGAACTCAACAACGACCAAGCCGCAGCAAGCGTCCTCGAGACTCTTTACAGCGCAGTCGGCTCAGGCTCAAACACTCTCGTCATCAAGAACGCGACCTCCGGCTCCCCTCTGCCGGTTTTCACTTGTTCAAATATGTTCCTCGCCGCCTCAACTCCAGTCAACGGAGCCGTCGGCGAACTATCCAAGCAATCCGTCACCTTCACCGGTGGCTCAATCGTAAAGAGCTAACAATGGCAGTATTCGTATTTACAGGCGCATCGGTAACGATGGCACCAACAACAGGCGGGACAGCGGTAGACCTTTCCAGCTATGTCACATCAGTCTCTCTCAACTATGAAAAAGACTCAATCGAGACGACAGCAATGGGAGCAACTGGACACACCTTCACCGGTGGCCTCCAGAACCTTTCCGTCACTCTTGAGCTAAACAACGACCAAGCGACAAACACCGTCCTCGACACGCTCTACGCAAATGTCGGCACCGGCACCACACAGCTCATCATCTCAAACACCACGACCGCAGGGACACAGAAGTTCACTTGCGTGTCGATGTTCCTCGGGGCCTCAACCCCCGTAAATGGTGCCGTCGGAGAGCTCAGTAAGCAAAGCATCACCCTCACCGGAGGCTCAATCACAAAGGGAACCGTCTAGAACCATGGCAATCGCAATCACCGTCAAGCACAGAGACGGCTCGGAGTCCAAGACGAAAGTCTGGGCCTCGACCGAAGTTGCGTTCGAAGAAAAGTTCGGCATCGCCTGGACAGAAGCCTTCACAGAAGACCACCCGAAACAGACATATCTCTACTTTGCCGCCTACCACTCAATCCACGAAGCCGGCAACACCGGACTCTCTTTCGAGATGTGGATGAGGAATGTCGACGAAGTACAACCACACATAGCCGATACCCCTTTTTCGGACCAGGTAGCACCACATGGCTCATCGGAGTTATCTCAGTAAAGACAGGCATCAGCCCACTCGACCTAATGAAAACACCGTCGACGATTCTGAATGTTATGGCCGAGCAAATATGGCCTAGGGCCAACATCAACACAGGAGAGAACGCATGGCAGGGACTGGACAATATGGTTTCCGACTAGACAGCGGACAAGGCAAGCAAGGCATCGAAGGCCTCGCCGAAGTAAACAAAGCTCTCCGCAGTATGTCGAAAGAGACTCGAGATTCAATGAAGGCAACGCATAAACGCGCGGCCGAAATAGTCATCCAGGGAGCTAAGAGATTCGTCCCCGTTGTCTCTGGCAAGCTCGCAGCTTCTATCCGCGACGGCTCAACTCAAAGAATGGGCCGCGTCCGTGTCGGCTCAGCATCCGTCCCCTACGCCGGTCCTATCCACTTCGGATGGCCCGCTAGACGCATCAAGCCACAACCGTTCATCTACGACGCTCTCGATGGCCGTAGGAACGAAGTAGCCGCCGTGTACGCAAAGCGCATAGATGAGCTAACTGTGAAGTATTTTAGGTAGTTATGGCAAAGGCAATAAATGTAGTCGTCACAGGAAACGCAGCTCCTCTACGCAAGGCACTAGCCGGCGCGTCTAATGACCTCAATAGTTTCGGCAACAAAGCAAGCGCAGCAGCGAAAAAAGGAGCTCTAGCCCTAGGAGCAATGGGAACGGCCGCCATCGTTGTCGGGGCTAAATGGGCAAAGCTAGCCGAAGCCGCCGCCATCGCTGACCAACGCATCGTCGCTATCTCCCGCACTATGGGACTATTCGGAGGCGACACAGTTGTAGTCACACAAAGAATCTCAGACTTTGCGGATTCGATGGAGCGCGAAACCGGCGTCATGGCCGAAACCATCAAAGCCGCACAAGCCAAACTCCTCACATTCCGCCAGCTCGCAATGACCGCCGATGTTGCCGGTGAAGCCTTCGACCGCGCAACCGCAGCAGCCGTCGACATGGCCGCCGCAGGATTCGGCGAAGCTACAACCAACGCAGTCCAACTCGGAAAAGCACTCGAGGACCCCATCAAAGGCGTCAACAGCCTCCGACGCTCCGGAATCACATTCACCGAATCCGAAAAAGCAAAGCTCGCCGTCCTAGTCCAGACAAACCGAATCCACGACGCGCAAAAGGTCATCCTCACAGCCATCGAAACCCAAGTCAAAGGCACCGCCGCAGCAACCGCCGTCTCAACCCAACGCATGAAACAAGGCTTCGGAGAAGTCACAGACGCCATCGGGACCAAACTCATCCCACTTATGAACGCCTTTGCGGACTCAATAGTTGCCATCGGCGAAAAAGCCACACTCGAGGGACTTGGAGCAGCGTTCGAGGAGTTCGGCCGCCAAGCATCTAGCACCCTGGACAAAGTCAATAAAAAGCTCGGCGACTTCTTTCACGCAACCGACGGAACCGTCAACGGATGGGGACGAGTTCGTAACGCATTCACTCGCGCCACAAATGCCGCCATCATCCTCGGTAACGCCTCCTCTCGAGTAGGTGGTGCCATAGGCATCACAGATGGCAAAACCATCAAACACATCGACACACTCAGCGCATTCACAGACGAACAGATGAAGCGAAACGCCAACGACAAACAAACAATCATCAACCTCGGAGTCCTAGAGAAATTGAACCAAAAGGAAATGGACATCCTAAAAAAAGCCGCCAAAGAAAAAGAAGCTCGAGAAGCGGCAGCAGCAACAGCATCGGAAAAGCGAGCAGCACTAGCAAAGACCGCAGCCGACAAAGAAAAAGCAAACTTCACCACATTCAAAGACCAACTCAGCGCAGCCAAAGACGCCATCCGGTCCTATGTCGCCGGCATTGCCTCAGCAATCTCGGCCAATGTGTCCCTCTCAGGTTCATTCAGCCAAGCCGCAGCCGACTCAACAGACGCAGAATCAGCAATGAAGACCGCTCTAGAAGACCGTAAGCGGGCCTACGACGACCTAGCTCAAGCCCGCAACACTCGCGACGCCATCGCCTACGACAAAGCCCTCCAAGATGTAGCCGAAGCTGAAAAAGCAGTCACCAAAGCCAAGGAAACAAAACCGAAGGACTACATCACAATCTTCCGCGAGCAGATACAAGCAGCCAAAGACTTCGGCGGATACCTCAAAACTCTCATCTCAGGCGGACAAATGAGTCCCGCAGCAATTCAACAGCTGCTCGACCTCGGAC